ACTGTAGGCGGCACTGGCCCTGTCAGCATGGCTGACAACGGCACGCAGCTATTCATAGCTGCTAACCCGCTAGGTTACATCTACAACGCCAACACCGATGTGTTCCAGCAGATCACCGACCCTGACTTCCCCGGCGCCGGCACGGTCGGCTACATCGACGGCTATTTTGTGTTCAACGAACCCAACAGCCAAAAGATTTGGGTAACGTCGCTGCTTGACGGCACTAGCATTGACCCGCTGGAGTTTGCCAGCGCCGAAGGCAACCCCGACAATGTGGTCGCAATTTTTGTTGACCACCGCGAAGTGTGGGTATTCGGCACCAACTCGACCGAAGTTTGGTACGACGCAGGGCTGCTCGACTTCCCGCTGACGCGTATCCAAGGCGCGTTCAACGAACTAGGCTGCGCGGCGCCCTACAGCATCGCCAAGATGGATAACCAAGTCTATTGGCTAGGCAAGGACGCGCGCGGCCAAGGAATCGTCTACAGGGCCGCTGGCTACATCGGCCAGCGCGTGTCTACGCACGCTATCGAATGGCAGATGCAAGAGTATGCAGACATTTCGGACGCGACCGGCTACACGTATCAGCAGGACGGCCACAGCTTCTACGTTCTGAACTTCCCCACCGCCAACACCACATGGGTGTATGATGTCGCCACTGGCGCATGGCATGAGCGGGCGTCGTTCGCTAACGGTGAGTTTAACCGTCACCGCGCCAGCAGTCAGATGTTCTTCAACGCCACTACGGTCGTCGGCGACTATCAAAACGGCAAGATTTATTCATTCGACCTGAACGTATACGCTGACGATGGCGCACCGCAGAAATGGCTGCGGTCATGGCGCGCGCTGCCGACAGGCGCTAACAACCTTGCGCGTACTATCCAGCACTCCATGCAGCTTGACTGCGAGACAGGCGTGGGCCTGAACAACGGCCAAGGCAGCAATCCGCAAGCCATGCTGCGCTGGTCGGACGACGGCGGGCACACATGGTCCAGCGAACACTGGAAGTCGATGGGCCGTATTGGCCGTTCTGGCTATCGTACCATTTGGCGCCGCCTTGGCGCGACGATGAAGATACGCGACCGCGTCTACGAAGTGTCAGGCACCGACCCTGTACGGATTTACATCATGGGCGCTGAACTGCTGCTCAGCGGAACGACTGCCTAATGGCGTATTCGCCGATCAATCCTACACAGCTAACGCCGCCGCGTGTGGCCCTGATCGACGAACGGTCAGGCGCGATTAGCCGTGAATGGTATCGGTTCTTCCTATCGCTGTTGACAGCTACGCAGACCAACCAAGACGAAGTCGAGTTAGCGCCGGACGCTACGTCGCTGATAGCGTCCTATGACGCCATGCTGGAGTCGTTGGCGCAGACAACCGAAAGCGCCCCTGACTGCTGTTCTGCTACGGCTGACGTGGATGCCAAGGTAAACAGTCTGGCGCAGGCCACCGGCGTCACGCCGCCGGCTGCTACGGAAAGCGACACCGCGGTTATCCAATCGCAGTTGCAGGCGCTGGCGCTGTCGCCACCACCAAAAGAGTTTCGGTCGCCGCGCTACGGTTCTTTCTATGACACGACATCACAGACAGCGGCAGCAATCAACACAGCCTACGCCATGACGTTCAATACCACTGATCTGTCGCAAGGCGTCACCCGCGGCACACCAACGTCGCGCATCTTTGTTGACCGGCCAAATGTCTACAACGTGCAGTTCTCCGCGCAGCTAGACAAGACGGCTGGCGGCGTCGCATTGGCGTGGGTGTGGCTACGCAAGAACGGCGTCAACGTACCCGACAGCGCCGGTCAAATCCGCATACAAGGTAATAACGCTGAAATTTTGGCTGCATGGAATTACGTCATCCAACTAAACGCTGGCGACTACATCGAATTAATGTGGGAAGTGGACGACACATCTGTTATTTTGTTAGCTGAAGCGGCGTCTGCCGTTCACCCTTCAATTCCGTCGGTAATTTTGACGGTGACTGACAACATAAGTTCTTTGGAGACATAATATGGCCGTATCAATCAGTAACATCATCCCCGCTAAGACGGCGGAGAACAGCCAAACGACGCAGTACACGTCGAACGGCGTGCAGACAATCATCGACAAGTTTACCGCGACTAACTACAGCGTGTCGGCTGCGACGATCAGCGTCAACCTTGTGACGGCTGCGGGCAGCGCCGGTAACGACAACTTGATTGTCAAGACCAAGACGCTCCAGCCATCAGAGACGTATACGTTTCCTGAACTGGTCGGCCATGTGCTGCCTAACAATGGCTTCATCAGCACAATCGCTGGCACGGCGTCCGCCATCAACATCCGCGCGTCAGGCCGTCTGGTTAGCTAATGCAGCACTTTCTTTGTCTGGCAGATAATATAGACGTCATTCCCGTTATGCGGGAGTTGGCGACGCAGCCAGACTTATGGAACCAGAACACGCTGCGGACGCAGCACCCCGACACGGCCCATGCTGAAGTCAGCGACATCTGGCTTTGGTTTAACGAGATACCAGAAGACCCGACCGCGGTTATCAACGACATCCAGACTGTGCCGTATCCTGCGTGGACACAGTTGCCGTCGCTGCGTCGGCTGGTGCTGGACCTTATGCGCCGCGTCGATGGTGTGCAGTTGGGCCGCTGCATCGTCACTAAGCTGCCGCCCGGCGGTCAGATAACGCCGCACGTCGATCATGGCGCACCGGCTGAGTTCTACACCCGCTATCAGATTGCGCTTCAATCGCTGCCCGGCGCGCTGTTCCATTGCGAAGACGAGACGGTAAGTTTTTGTACCGGCGAAGTGTGGTGGGTAAACAATCGTGTAAAACATTCTGTTGTAAATAACAGCGCCGATGATAGGATTGTCTGCATAGTGGACATCAGGAGCGCATAATGATTACGGCACAAGTCGAGCCTTACAGCAAATGTTTGCCAGAATTGATGGAGTGCTACGACCTTCACTGGGAAGAATTGGCGCTAAACAAAGATAAAGTACCGCTTGATCCGCAGTATGATCTGTACGAAGCGCGCGACAACGCAGGACAACTGTTGCTGGTTACGCTGCGCGAAGCTGGCCGTTTAGTGGGATATTTCATAGGTTTTATCGCGCCGGGATTTCACTACAAGACGTGCCTGACGCTGACGATGGACATCTTTTGGACGCACCCAGATGTGCGTGGTGGATTTAGCGGCGTAAAACTCTTTCGTTTAGTCGAAAAAGAAGCTAAAAGGCGCGGGGTGCATCGTATGTTCTACGGCTCCAAAATGCACAAGGACGCATCTAGGCTGTTTGAGTATTTGAAAATGGAACCTGTAGAGATTTACTACACGAAATGGATTGGGGATTGACATGGTCGCAGCCGCAGTAACCGCAGCAGCCGCAGTTGGCGGCGCGGTAATTTCCAGCAAGGCATCTAAAAAAGCGTCTAGGGCGCAAGTCCAAGCGTCGCAGGACGCTAACGCTGCACAGGAGCGCATGTTCCAGCGGCAGATTGAACTGCAAGAGCCGTTTCGCCAAGGCGGGATGACGGCGCAAAATGAGATTATGCAGCTTTTGGGCATCGGCGGCGACAAGACCGCCGCTGGCTACGGCAGCATGGCGAAAGCCTTTGGTACCGATCAATTCCAGCAAGACCCCGGTTATGCTTTCCGCCAAGCGGAAGGCATGAAGGCGCTAGAGCGGTCGGCAGCCGCACGCGGCAATCTGCTGTCCGGCTCCACTTTGAAGGGTGTGCAGCGTTTCGGCCAAGACTTAGCCAGCCAAGAATACCAGAACGCATTTAACCGTTATCAGGTCGAACGGTCGGCGCGTCTTAATCCGCTGCAATCGCTGATGGGTTCAGGTCAGTCCGCCACCAACGTGATGACTGGCGCTGCTGGACAGATGGGCCAGAACCAAGCGTCGAACATCTATAACGCAGGCCAAGCCCGCGCATCTGGTTACATCGGATCTGCTAATGCGCTGACAAACGCGTTGGGTCAGATAGGTGGATACGCATCCAACGCGCCTATGAACAACGCCATTATGCAGTACTATAAAAACAGAACGCCCGGTAGCGGGGGCGGCGTTGGCGGCGGAACCCCTTACATACCCCCTTCATACGACGGATAAACCATGGCAAACCAAATGATAGCACTTCAAGCGCGCAGCCCACAGCTTCCCGATCCGTCGCGGCGCACGGCGCAGTTCGTAAACATGATGAACATGGCGCGGCAGCAGGAAGCGGCGGAGCGTCAATCCGCGCTGGCGCAGCAGGCGATGGGTATAGAAGCAGCTAAAGAAGCGCGTGCCGCAGCGTTGCACGGTCCAGCGTTAACAAAAGCGCAGCAAGATAATATAGTTCAGGCGTTAGGTATATTCCGCGAAGCCGTCGGCGATATAGCGGAAGGTGATGTCGCGGCGGCAGAAGCAGTACGCGCTGACTTAGTAAGCCGCGTGCCGGGTTTTGATAAGTTTTTACCGCCCGCGTCTACATGGGACCGCAATACACGAAACCGGCTCATGATTACGTCCGAAAAAGAAATCGAAAAAACTATTGCAACGCCCGTTGCCAGCTTGGAACTTTCTACATCAGGAGCGCCTAGGTCAGTCACTGTTGGCGGACTTAACCCAGAGCAACGGCCCGTATACGATGCGCCTGAAACGCCTGCCGCACCGCGGACACCGACAGCACCGGTGACCGCCGCCGGCGACGGCGTAACAATGCGTGCGACGCAAGGCGCCAACACAACGCCACAAGACCTCATAAATCAAGGAATGGACCCTGCGTTCATTCCTTCGGGCAGCCCTACGTCGCGGCCAGTGTCGTTTAACCAGAGCGATATGGGTGGCGCTGGCGCAGTGCAGATGACACCTGAAGTA